TGTATCATACACCTTTCTGAAATCCTTTGTGTCATTATGTTTTGATTTGGTTCAATCAGGAGCAAGTATTCAGATATCACAAGACTATTCATCAATGGTAAATTTTGCCCGATGTAAGTGTCTTGGTGCAAACGTTCTTCGAGGACCTGACCAACTACCTTGGGATGGTAAGTTAAACTATGACTATCAGTTATGGATTGATTCTGATATTGTTTTCAATGTTGAGAAGTTTTATCAGATATTATTAATGGATAAAGATATTGCAGCAGGTTGGTATTGTACTGAAGATGGAAAGACAACATCAGTTGCACACTGGTTAGAAGAAGATGATTTCCGCACAAACGGTGGTGTAATGAATCATGAAACGATTGAAAGTATAAGTAAAAGAAAGAAACCATTTACAGTTGACTATACTGGTTTCGGTTGGTTATTAATTAAGAAAGGTGTCTTTGAACATCAAGAAATGCCTTATCCTTGGTTCGCCCCAAAGATGCAGGTATTTGAATCAGGAGAAGTTCAAGATATGTGCGGTGAAGATGTATCATTCTGCCTCGATGCAAAAGAAGCAGGATTTGAAATCTGGTGTGACCCACAGGTGAGAGTTGGACACGAAAAGACAAGGATTATCTGATGATGGCAGTTATTACAATACTTGTGATTATATTCATCCTAATTTTGTTTTTACAGTATTATAATCCACATTCATAATTATGGGAGCACATACAGGATTCACAATTATACTATGGGTAGCAATCGGACTTTTTGTATTCAACAAATGGGAAAACCGCAAAAAAAGAAAGTAGGAGACCGTTACAACGTTCTCCGAAAAGGCAAGGTCATCTTCTGGAACGTGTCAGAATCAGAAATGTTTGACATTATGGAAGACCTTGCAGTTGAGTGCTATTATAATAAGACACTCACATCAAAAGATATTACTTATGAACCTTATATTGAGGAACCACTAAATGGCTAGAAAAACAGGAATGATGGGCAGTGCTTATGTAACTGAGACGAGACCCAAAAAAACTCGTCAAGGGCGGGGAAAACACTCGAAATACTCCGCAACGTCCCGTAACTCGGCTCGTAAAAGATACAGGGGGCAGGGTCGGTAATGTCTACGTTAATTACGAATCTTCCTTCTTATGAAGTTTGGGTGAGAAAAGAGTACTTAACCGACCATAAGAGTGGACATGGTGAATTTGTGAAGGGTGTATGGGTATCGGCTAAGAGTATTCCTGGTCGTGCCTTTTATTTTGAGACTTATTTGCCCGAATATGCTGCGATGTTTGATAAATTACCCATTTCGGCATTTTTATCGTCTCCAGAATTACCTGACCCTGATATGACACTGCATAATTTACAGTTTTGGAACTGTATGGACTATGGAGTGATCGCAGTTCAGAAGCAATTTATCGGTAGTATGCACTATGAAGTGTATACAAGAGACTTTGGCAACCAAACAGGCACTTATATTTGCACTTTGGACAATTATCACGAGAGTGTAGACGCAATTGACTACTCAACAAGTGAACAACCTGCCGAACATAAGTCTCATAACCTCTTAGAATTGGATAATGGACAGTTTTGTCTCTATCCTAACAACAGAATGAGGATATATGATAACAGTATCACTCCTGAGACACCTAAGATTCCCGATTTTAAGGTATCAACCGTGTATTATCAGGTGGAAAACGGTCATGATCGTGATGGATTGGGTTCAGAAGAGAATTATTTCTGGAAAACAGCGAAAGAAAGGTCATCTGATGTTGAAGTAGGCGCTGGAGGCACTGATATAAACACTGATTTTCAAGGTTTCGACTTTAAAATTGACTTAAATGAGCCAGAATTGGGATGAAATGGGTGAACATCTCATATTAGATGTCTACGATGGGTATTTTGATGACTTAAATAGTCCAAATTTTCTTCGTGACATCTTCACTCGTGCTATTTTGAAGTCGGAGATGACAATATTGAACGAATATACACATAAATTCAGTCCATGTGGTGTTACATGTCTTTTTGCACTCTCTGAAAGTCATGTTTCTTGTCATACTTGGCCTGAATTTGGTCGAATGAACGCAGATTTCTTCACTTGCGGCGAAAAAGACCCTAGAATTAGTGCTAAATATATTATTAACGCTTTAGAATCAGAAAAATATCGAATTCGAGTCGTAAAAAGATAAAAAAAGCGGTATAAATAAAAACAGGAAACTTTTTGTGTAAATAGTGGCTTCTAGGGCATTCAAAGATATCAATTTATCCTTCAAACGTCATCCTGTGACGAATGATGTGCTTACGGTTAGTGATGAAGACGCTATAAAAAGGTCTGTAAAGAACATAATTTTTACAATTCTTGGGGAAAAACCATTTATACCTCTATTTGGTTCAGTAATTAATGAATCTTTGTTTGATTTAAACACAAATTTGAGTGAAATAAGAATTACAGATGAAATTAAATCATCTCTACTTAATTATGAACCTAGAATTGATAATATTGAGGTAACTGTGCAAGTTGCACCAGATCGAAATGAAATGAATTGTACAGTTCAATATGATATTGTTGGTCTTCCCGCTCCAACACAAGAAGTAGACGTTCTCTTATTCCCAGCTAGAGTATAATGGCCTTTGGACAATATGTTAATTTAGATTTTGATCAAATCAAGACATCCATCAGAGATTATCTGAGGGCAAATACTAATTTTACGGATTACGACTTTGAAGGGTCTAACCTTTCGATAATTATTGACGCATTAGCATATAATACATATACGACTGCTTATAACACTAACATGGCAGCGAATGAGTGTTTTCTTGACTCCGCTACACTTCGAGAAAACGTCGTTGCACTTGCCAGAAACATCGGATACGTTCCAAGATCTCGTAGATCATCAAGAGCAAGAATATCTTTTACTGTAGATGGTCTAGTAGACACATCAACACTTACAATTAACGCTGGTGTCATTTGTAATGGTGCTGGAGAGAACACAAACTTCATATTTTGTATTCCAGAAGACATTACAGTTCCTGTTGTGAACGGATTTGCAGAATTTACGAATATTGAGATATATGAGGGTGTTTTTATTTCACAAACCTTTACTGTTGACACTTCTTTGTTTAATCAAAGATATATTCTTGATAATTCATTCATTGATACATCAACAATCAAAGTTAAAGTTAAACCATCGTCTTCATCAACTTCATCAGTTACATATCAACAGATTGATAATATTGTTGGCGTGACATCAACATCAAATTCCTACTTATTACAAGAAATTGAGGATGAAAGGTATGAATTAATCTTTGGTGATGATGTAATTGCTAAAAAACTGTCAAATAGTAATGAAGTTACGGTTTCTTATATTGTGACTGACGGAAGAGATGGAAATGGTGCTTCAGAATTTAGTTTTGTAGGAAATATTACAAATCAAGATGGTGCAGCAATTAATGCTGACCTTATATCGCTTGTTTCAACTGATGAAAAGTCAAGAGATGGTGATGATATCGAATCTATCTCATCAATTAAGTATTTTGCACCAAGAATTTATTCCTCTCAGTATCGTGCAGTCACGGCATCTGATTATGAGTCAGTTTTAGGTTTCATTTATCCAAACGTTGAGTCTGTAACTGCTTTTGGTGGTGAGGAAATGAGTCCACCTCGTTTTGGTAAAGTTTTTATCTCCGTAAAACCTCGAAATGGTGATTTCTTATCAGATGAGACAAAAAGAGAGTTAATTCAAAGATTGAAGAGTTATGCAGTTGCTGGAATTGTGCCAGAGTTTGTTGATTTAAAATATTTGTATGTTGAACTTAATGCGACACCATATTATAACCCAAGTTTAAATGATGATTCGGATAATCTTAAAACTGGCGTCTCAAATGCATTAACTCAGTATTCACGTTCAATAGATGTGAATAAATTTGGTGGTAGATTCAAATATAGTAAAGCTGTGTCATTAATTGATAGTGTTGACTCATCAATTACATCAAATATCACTCTTGTAACGATTAGACGTAATTTAAAAGCAGTTCTAGGTCAATTTGCTCAGTATGAAGTGTGTTATGGTAATCGATTCCATACTCAAGAGAGTTCTTACAATGTTGTGTCAACAGGATTTACAATTGAGGGTGTGACAGGAACTGTTTATCTTGCTGATGAGGTAATCAATCGTGAAAAGGGTCGAATTTTCTTCTTTACATACATTGAGGGTGGAACTCCAAATATTGTGAAGAAAAATGCTGGAACAGTTGATTACATGCATGGTGAAGTTCTTATAGATACTGTAAATATACTTTCAACAGTGATTGCAAATGGTGTGATTGAAATTCAAGCAATTCCACATTCAAACGATATTGTCGGACTTCGTGATTTATATGTCAAGTTCGATATGACAAACACAACGATTAACATGGTTCAAGATTTAATCGCATCAGGTGAAAATACATCTGGTTCAAGATTTGTTCATACTCACAGTTACTACACTCCTACTTTTACGAGAAAATCTAACTCTCCTGTATCAACCGCTGCAGCAATTCTTCCCTCTACAGCTTCTTCAACCGCAACCACAACAACAAGTGGTGGAACTTACTCAGGTTCAACTATGGGTTCAACAACTACGACTAACACGACTCCCACATCTTCGTCAGGT